ACCCAGAGGCTGAGACGGTCTCGGATTTTCTGTAGCGGGATCTACACCCAGGCCATTGATCAAGCCGGCAGCCAGGCCGTTGCCCATTTTTTCGGCGATACGGGTCTGCACATAGCTGATAAATTCGTCCACAGACATTTTTTTCAGTTTCCAGGACACCTGAATGTCTTTGGCTAATTCGCAGCCCTTCAGCGTGATTTTTACATTCTGCACTTTTTCCGCGGTCACGGCGGTGTCTTCGTCGTACCATGCAGGCGCGTTACCTACGGAGCTCTCTACTAAAATATCAACATCGCCTTTGATGTGGGTGCGGACCGTCGCCGCGATAACCGGATGGCGCTCTTCCATTTCATGCCAGATTCCATCCCTTAAAGTAGTGGGCACCACGACATAATTTTCTTTTGCAGTGGTTGTTGCATTTTTTGCAGCAAAAATCTTTTCTTCGTCAGCGGACAGCTTATCGCCCATCATGTAGTGGGCAAACGCGTTTACATACATTTTTTCACCGTCAGCTTTCGGATCTTCCACCGGCTTCGCCGCAGGAATGCCCGCGCTGTTTAAAGCAGCCGGAATTGCCGGAACCGCTTCCGGGCGCTCCACACCGTTCAGGGCGGCAAAGTTCGCCTGTGCCGTAGCCAGCGCCTGAAATTTGGCATCCAGCGCTTTAATTTCTTCGTTGGTTGCCTGCGCTACGGCCACATCCTCCGCTTCAATAGCCGCCTTCATTTTTGCCAGCAGCTCAGCGCGTTTGACTTCGTACTGTTTTTTGTCCATCTTAGTTTTCTCCTTTCAAACTCAAATAATTATATTTCTGCCGGAGCAGATTCAACGCAGCCGTTTTCTGCTGCTGGTTGACCGTTTTTTCCGCCCGCATGGCTTCCGCCAGCTGGGCCACCTGGGCCGACGTTAACATGATTACGCCGGCGGCCGCCATGGCCGGCTGTTCTTCCTGGGCAAAAAGAATTTCGTCAGCAAAGTTTTTTTCTTTCGCTTCTTCAGGGCCCAGCCAGGTTGTGACGTCCATTAATTTTAAGATTTCCGCCTTTTCCATGCCGGTTTTGTCGACATATGCGTTAGCAATAGCGTCATCCAATTTCGCTAAATCTTCCGCCGTTTTGTATATCTCGTTTTTATCGCCTTCCGCCCAGCTGTGCGCCCGGTGGATCATCAGCTGAGAGACAGGACACATCTGCACCGTGTCAGCCGCGCAGGTGATCAGCGACGCAGCCGACGCTGCAATGCTCATTACTACGGCAGTAATTTTGCCAGAGTACATTTTTAACCGGTTGTACATCTCCATGCCGGCAAAAACATAGCCGCCCGGCGAATTAACTTCCAGGATTACATCGTCCCCGCCGGCTTCATCCAAAAACGCCGCCAGCTTGCCGGGAGAAGTTCCTTCCATGCCGTACCAGTCATAAATTTCCTGGTAGTTTGTAGGGATGATTGTCCCTTTAATTTCGATTTTCTTAGGCATTATTTGCTACCTCCTTCCTTGATTACTTGGGTATCTAACCGACGGATCGGTTTGTCCCCGCCTTCGATGGGAGCCAGGTTAAGGATTTGCCGCCATTCATTCGGCGTCAATGCACCCCGGTCAACCATCTGCACAAGGTTCAGCTTGCTGGCCATGCTTGCATACTGCAGGCTGGTGCTATCCATTGCGATCCGGTTGCCGCGGGCCCGCTCTGCCCGAGAAAAAATTTTTCTGGTAAACTCTTCCGCCAGAGCCTGGGCGAACGGTTCCACAACATTTTCGTAGTATGCATTCCATTCATCTTCGTTGTAGGTGCTGCTCACTATCTTTTCGTTTGTGCCGAAATACGCCATTAATCGCTTGTTGACGTTATTCATGGCCATGGCGTTGGGAACGTAGTCATGCGGTTCCACCTGTTTGGCTTCCGCGTCCGCTCCGGTCGCTGCCACGCCGATGGTCCCATCCTCCGAGTTTTCGGTATCCAGAAAACTTTTAGCAAACTCTTTGGCCCGGGTCCGCAGCTCTTCCGGCCGCATGCCGCGGGTGTATTTCAGCAGCCATTTGATGGCCCCGCCGTTTTTCACCGCCTGCACAATGGACCGGTCGGAAGCTCCGGCCACTTCCATTAATGTTTCCAGGGCTGTCCGGTTTGTGCTGCCAAACAATTCATTTCCTGCCACATCCCGCGGAACATGCAGCACGTCCTCATAACTGACAACAGCCTGCTTACCTGTCTGCAGATTAAACCGCAAATACAATCGGCGCTGTTCATCCAGCAGCGCCTCCACGCTATGCCACTCCAACGGGTACAGCCGCATGGCCAGGCCGTTGGCGTCCCTGGCTATGTAGGCAAACGCGTTATTTTTTAGCATGTACTGCCACGCCATGCGCTGCCGGAACATTACGCCGGTCATCAGTGGATTAGGTTCCTGCAGTAATACCCTGATATACGGCTCCGGGTTGACTTTAATATCCGGGTTTCCTTCTTTGTCCACGGTTTCCCGGATATGTTTTGCATCAAACTTCCCCGCCGCCTGGGCAAAGGGCCGGATCATGGCCCGCACGTCCCCGCTGTCCAGCAGGTCGCCGCTCCATGTGTATATCCCATTCCCTGATTCCCGGACAAGTTTTACCACTGTTTCGGTCGGGTTCCTGTCCTTGAAAAAATTCTTAAAACGTGTAAAAACGCCCATTTACGCCCCTTCTTTCACAATATCCACGTCGGAAAGGTAGTCTTCTTCATGTTTTTTATAGGTTACGTATGCATTTAACAGCGCTGCTGCGCCGTCGATACGGGCCCGCGGATTTTTTCCCTTGCAAGGTTGTATGTTTCCGTTTTTATCCATGTCTACGTTCATGTTGGTAAGGCACCATTTTAGTATCGGGTTATTTTGGTACACGATTCGCTTCGCTGCCAGATCCGCCTTCATTTCTTTCAGCGGAATAGACAGCGTTTGCTTTCCTTGCCGGACCGGCTCCATGCAGGACGGCCCGAAACTTTCCGCCATATCATCCACCCAGTACGCCGCTGCCCAGGCATCATATCCGATCCAGGTAATATATGTATCGGTTTCTTCCGATACTTCCAGAAACCATTCCTTTACATATTTCGGATGGAGCTTGTTTCCTGGTACCGTCCGCAGCAGCCCCTGCTGCTTCCAGATATCATATGGCACTTTATCCTCCCGGACGCGAATTTCCAAAAGGTCCTCCGGCATCCAGAACATGGCCCGGACATACAGATGCCAGTCTCCCGGCATCCGGAACAGCACAACCGCAGCCGTCAAGTCCGTCGTTTCCGACAGATCTGCGCCGCCAATCGCATAGCGCGGCATTAAGGCATGCACGTCGTAGACTGCAGTATTGAGGATTTCCTCGTATGTCATATAAGCCGTGCTGCCAGTTTCCCGGATGTTAAAATCTTTACATACCAGATTTTTAACTTTCAGGCTGTCGATCTGCGCCGCCTTGACCTTATCCGCCAGCACATCATACGATTTAATGGTGCCCAGCCCCGGGTTTGCCTTTATCCAGCAATCCGGTTTTGTCCATTCGGCCCGTTCGTCCAGTTCGTAGATCAACGGCAGCAGCCTGTCGTTGATGCACTCCCCGGTATAACTGTCTATAACACGTTCAATCTCTTCATACTTTAGATCAAAAATACCGTCCCGGACGGTGCCGGCCGTAGTCGTGACCAAAATCATCGGCTGCGTCCTGGCGCTGATACCGTCGACGATTACATCGTAAAGATTGGTATCCTTCCACGCGTGCAGCTCGTCCATCAGCGCGCCGTGTACGTTCAGGCCGTCCAGCGTGTCGGAGTCATTGCCCAGCGGGGCAAACATTGAATCATTAAACTCACTGCGCATTTCCGCCACGCGTGGCTTGATTAGCCGGAGCAGCTGCGGGCTCTTTTTAACCATCCGGACAGCCTCCATCCAGATGATTTTCGCCTGGTCGCGTTTCGTGGCCACGGCATATATTTCAGCGCCCGGCTCCTGATCGGCAATCATTAAGTAGATGCCGATCGCGGACCCCAGTGTTGATTTACCGTTTTTTCTGGCCACCATTAAGATGACTTCCCGGAACCGGCGGAGGCCGGTTTCCTTGTCAACGAAGCCAAACATGGCCGCCACCATAGCGCGCTGCCATAACTCCAGCTTTACATTCTGGCCACCGAAACGGCCCTTGCTTTGCTTGCAGAATGTTTCAATAAACAGGATGGCGTGCTCAGCTTTCCGGTCGTCATACTTCCACGGGCTTTTCTGATCCGCGATATCTGCAGCCAGTTTTTGATATACCGCGTAAATTTTCCGGCAGACCGTCAGGCCGTGGTTCATGGCCTGCCAGTATTCCAGGACCGGATTTTTATCGGGCATTGATAAACGCCTCTAACGGGTCCACGTCCTTACCACGGCTTTCCTTTTTGGCATGGTCCCGATCGTGGCGGATCATATCCTCAATCTGCTCCATCAGGGTACTATAAATTTTGAGCAGATCCATGTACGCCTTCAGGTACGGGTTGAGCCGCTGGATCACCTGGCTGCCATTTTCAAAATCCACGATTATGCCCTCGCCATCCAGCAGGTTTTCCGTTTCCTCCAGTTTGCTGTTGATATACGCCGCCCTGGCGATCAGTTTAGAGACCAGTATCTTTTGACTGTCCGGAAGATCTTTGTATATCTTTTGCAGTCGCCGGATCTCACTTTTTTGGCGGCGGCTCAGGTTTTCAGCACCCACGCAGTTTTCTGCGTTTTTCCCGGCAGTTTTTTCTGTTTTTCCAGTGGGCGCTCTTGTTTTGGGCTGTTTCCCGCTTGTAATGCGGCTTTCAGCTCCCTTTCCCATCAATACCCCCCCCCTATTCCAAAAATGACCCGTGTATTAATCGGACC